GCAGTGTCGTGGTGAAAGAGTGTTCCGAAAGGTTGCGACTGGTCGCGTTCCTTAAGCGATTCCTCTATGGCCTTGTTCCATGCGTCCTCCCAGGAGGGAATGACGCCACCGCCTTTGCTAAACCTCTTAAAGGTTTTCGCAATGCGGTGGGCATGCTTGTTGTACACAGCACGCCCGTGGCGCGAAAGCTCATAGTAGGCGATGTTCTTGAGTTGCGTGACCTCACCGTGGGTGATGCGCTGCTTGTGGAAAACAAAGCGTTTGAAGATTGACTTAAACGCTAGCTTGCCAGAAACAACCTCATTACCGGTGGGGTCAGTCACAATGTCAAAAGTCCGCTTGAGGAAGACGCACTCGTCGAGGCTGTTGTAGTACTCGATTTCGGCGTCCTTGCGACCGCTGGTCGCGGTCATGCCCATCTCACGATAGGCATTGATCCATTCGGGTGCTCCGATGAGGGTGTGAATGCGGGGGCTCATGGCGACGACAACGTCGTCTCCACTTGCCACCACACGCATATCCTCAAAGAGCGCGTCAGCCTTAAGACCGTGCCGCACCGACAATATTGCCAGGGCGGTGTGGGCCATAAGGATGGCGCAGTACGTGTTCTCAACACTGGTGTCGTATTTGCCTGACGAGATGTCGTCGAAGCGCCAACAGCCTAGGGGTTTCCCATAGCCGGCGGCGAAGGCATTGAACGAGCAGTGCATGATGTCCATGTGTGCGATGAGGCTAGGGTACAGGGGATGTGTGGGGTCGTATGTCGACAAGACCAGCTTGGTCCAGTTACCAGTCATGAAAGAGCTGATAGTGGCGTCTTGCTGTTTGATGTCTATGTCGAAATACTTCCACTCGTCATGTACCAGCCAGCGTCGCAGCTTCCAACCCTCAGTGTAGGGGTTGAAAGCGTTGGCGAACCCCCCGCTGAGGTCGAATTGGTGGTTGTAGATGTGATTGATGATCTCACCTTTGAAACACCGCTCCGAAATCTTAACGTGGGGTGGGTGTGAGGCAATTTGCCTCGTGCGTCCTTGCATGTACTTCTTGACCGTAATGGCTTCGTCCTTGGGGAAGATCTTGACGGGGTAGACGACTGGGTTTGCGTATAAATCGCACATCCAGTCGGCTAGAGCGTCAAGATACTCCTTGGATTCGATGAACTCTTGGTTCACCTTCTCCTCAGGCAGGGTGAGACCCTGCCCAGACGTGTAGTTATACGGCGTGAAATAGGGCAACTTGGTGGGTCCAACAACTTGGGCCGGCAACAACGGGACGAAGGGTTGCTTGACGTGCTCAGTGAACATGTCAGTCACGTGCTTGGCAGCTACGTGCGCAACGGCCTTCGCCTCGTCGGTCAAGCCGGTCCTAGCGTCAGATGCCTCCTGGTGGACGTCACCAGGCACAACCTGACAAGCGGATTCCCGGCAGTCAGGGCCGTGCGCGCAAATGCGATACTCGGGCCTCAGATTAGCCAGACACATAGTGTCCGGCATATCCTTGGCCTGTGCAAACATTCGGCGCTCGACTCTCACTGCTGGGACCTCCTGCTCAAAGATCTCTGCGTTGGTCTCGTTGAAGACCTTGCGCGTGTTCGCGCAAGCAGACACCAGGTCTGTGCGGGGCTTGTCGAAGATCTTATCCAGCTTCTGACGAGCCCCGGGCGTTACCGTGGGTTGCTCGTTGGCCTTCACAACTGGCGGCACGGAAGCTGTTGGCAACTTCAACTGCGTCATACACTCGAGCAAGAGCTCTTGTGTGACTACAGTGAAGTAACCGGCGCTTCCGAGGAGGGAGGTTGCACCTACATGTATACCGAGCGTCGGGCTAGCTTGCGCTTGGCCCTCGTCCCAGTACACAGGTAGGCCGCAGTCTCCGCTCTCGGAGTTGTAACCACCGAACACATACTCGCGTTGGTGGTTATCGCGTCCTGTTGCCAAAAGTGCATCCATGCTGTGCTCTCGCTTGTGCTGGTTGATGAACGAGACGCGCGCCGTCTTACGCGTGCGCGCCTGCGCCAACAACTGCATAAGCGATTGCTGCGTGACGAACGACTTCAACGTCTTGCCACTAACCTCACGCGGGAGGTCAATGACACGCATGCAGAGGTCTTGTCCCTCTACTTCGGCAACGATGCCGTTCAGCGGGTATATCACTCCATCGAATTGGAATGACATGCCGCTTTTGGCATAGTTGCGGTTGAAGTGCTGGGGATAGATGATGGCACGGTTTGTGATCACCATGCCGAAGCCGATAACTCCTAGGGAATTCGCGTGGATTGGGACCACGTTTTTCTCGTTCCGTAGGGCAATGGCTTGCGTATTCCCAGACTGCTCCCTGAAGCAGAAGATCCTTGACAGGCACCAAATAGCTGCTTTTGCACCGACATAGCCGGCGCCAAAGCAGATGAGTGTTCCGAGCCAAGGAGGAATGTACCATGCGATGTTCTCGTCCATCTCATCACAGAGCTTGCGCAAGACGTTATCGCAACCTCCTTGGTGGATGAGCCAGGCCTTAGCCTTGAACCATCCATCGTGCTCCTCCTCATTCCATTCGCCCGTGTAGGGGTGTTTGGACTTTGGAGGCGGGCGTGAAGCCCCGGGGCTTGACGGCCCCATGTCGTCATCGTCTTGTCGAGCAATAGCGCTGTCTACCGGATTGGGACCGGCTTTGATAGCGCGCGATTGTTCGACATGACGGGCGTCAACATAGGGACCGCTGGACGCGGATGCTTTGACCCAACGCCTCCTCTCAGCGACGAGACGCTTGATGGTGATTGCGACGAGCTCAT